ACCGGATGGCCGCGCCCCGAAAAAAGAAGATGGTCCCTGCGCACCAAATTTTGTCAGCCAATCAGAATTGCGCTTGAAAGCTTGTTATTGTTTTTTTGTCTTTATATACTTGGTCCCCAAGATTTACTCTCAATCAGTATGTGGGATCCACTCTTGAACGATTTCCCAGACTCTGTTCACGGGTTTCGTTGTATGCTTGCCGTTAAATACTTGCAGGCCATAGAAGAAACGTACGAGCCCAATACATTGGGCCACGATCTAATCCGTGATCTCATTTGTGTTATCAGGGCCCGTGACTATGTCGAAGCGACCCGGAGATATACTTATTTCCACTCCCGTCTCGAAAGTGCGTCGAAGGCTGAACTTCGACAGCCCGTTTACCAGCCGTGCTGTTGTCCCCACTGCCCCAGGCATAAGCAGACGTCGCGCATGGACTTACAGGCCCATGTACCGAAAGCCCAAGATATACAGAATGTACAAAAGCCCTGATGTTCCAAAGGGTTGTGAAGGCCCATGTAAGGTCCAATCGTATGAGCAGAGGGATGATGTCAAGCATACCGGTATTGTTCGTTGTGTTAGTGATGTTACGCGTGGTTCGGGTATTACCCATAGAGTTGGCAAGAGGTTTTGTATTAAGTCTATTTACTTTTTAGGGAAGATTTGGATGGATGAAAACATTAAGAAACAAAATCATACTAATCAGGTTATGTTTTTTCTCGTTCGTGATAGAAGGCCATATGGCTCAGCCCCAATGGATTTTGGACAGGTTTTTAACATGTTTGATAATGAGCCCAGTACAGCTACGGTGAAGAATGATTTGAGAGACAGGTTTCAAGTTATGCGCAAATTTCATGCAACTGTTGTTGGTGGACCCTCGGGAATGAAGGAGCAGGCGTTAGTTAAGAGATTTTTTAGGATTAATAGTCATGTAACTTATAATCATCAGGAGGCAGCGAAGTATGAAAATCATACTGAGAATGCTTTGTTGTTGTATATGGCATGTACTCATGCTTCGAATCCAGTGTATGCCACTCTTAAGATACGGATCTATTTCTACGATTCGGTCAGCAATTAATAAATATTGAATTTTATTTCATGATTCTCCGTAACTTGGAGTGTATTTACAAGTACATCATATAATACATAATCAACTGCTTTTATTACAGAATTAATTGAAACTACACCTAATCTATCTAAATACCTTAAAACATGAACTTTAAATACTCTTAAGAAATGACCAGTCTGAGGGCGTAAGCTCGTCCAGACCTTGAAGTTGAGAAAACATTTGTGAATCCCCAATTCCTTCCTTAAGTTGTGGTTGAACCGTATCTGGATTAATAGGATGTCTTGATTCATGTTGAACGGTCGACTGTGGTGGTAGATTATCTTGAAATATAGGGGATTTTGTATCTCCCAGATAAAAACGCCACTCTGCGTTTGAGCTGCAGTGATGATTTCCCCGGTGCGTAAATCCATGGTTGGTGCAGTTTATGTGTAGATAGTATGAGCAGCCACAGTTTAGGTCTATGCGCTTACGTCGAATGGGTGTCTTCTTCGCTATGCGGTGTTTGACCTTGATTGGTATTTGAGAACAGTGGCTCGTGGAGGGTGACGAAGGTTGCATTCTTTGTTGCCCAGGCTTTCAAGGGTGCGTTCTTATCCTCCTCTAAGTATTCTTTATAGGAGGATGTTGGTCCTGGATTGCAGAGGAAGATAGTGGGAATTCCGCCTTTAATTTGAATTGGCTTCCCGTACTTTGTGTTGCTTTGCCAGTCCCTTTGGGCTCCCATAAATTCTTTAAAGTGTTTTAAATAATGCGGGTCTACGTCATCAATGACGTTATACCACGCATCATTGCTGTACACCTTTGGGCTGAGATCGAGATGACCACACAAATAGTTGTGTGGTCCCAGAGACCTAGCCCACATGGTCTTGCCTGTACGACTATCACCCTCTAATACAATACTCATCGGTCTCCACGGCCGCGCAGCGGCATCCATGACATTCTCCGACACCCAGATTTCAAGTTCTTCTGGAACTTGATCAAAAGAAGAAGTAAGAAAATTGGAAACATATGGATTTGGTGGAGTCATGAAAATTTTATCAGCATTTGCTGACAGGTTATGATATTGTAAGAAGAAAGATTTTGGGTCTTTCTCCTTAATTATCTGAAGTGCCTCTTCCTTCGAAGATGCATTTAGTGCATCTGCGTATACTTGGGCTAGATGCTGGCCCTCCCCCCGTGCACTTCTGGCATCGACCTGGAAAACTCCATAGTCAAGAAATTCCCCTCCTTTCTCAATATAGGCCTTGACATCAGAGGATGATTTAGCTCCCTGAATGTTCGGATGGAAATGTGCTGACCTGGTTTGGGATACCAGGTCGAAGAATCTTTGATTTGTGCACTGGAATTTCCCTTCGAATTGGATGAGTACGTGGAGATGAGGCAACCCATCTTGGTGTAGCTCTCTGCAGACTCTTATGAATTTTATATTTGTTGGGTAGGAGAAAGATTTAATTTGGGCTAATGCTTCCTCTTTGGTGATGGAGCACTGAGGATAAGTTATGAAATAATTTTTTGCGTTTATTTTAAAACGACCGGCTCTTGGCATTTTGAGTTGTCGTTTTGAATCGGGGTACACACAACTTACCAGGATATCGGTGTAAAGGGGTACAATATATAGTGTGTACTCCAATGGCATATCTGTAATTTTCAAGATCTACATTCTAAATTTGTAAATTCGAAATTCAAACCCTAAAAGCGGCCATCCGATTAATATT